CTTGATTTAAATTTCTCTGTAAAACAGATTCTGGCAATACTGTAGTTTCTTGATAATAATCAAGAACACCAGTCTTATAAAACTTAGTTACAACAAGTTGACTTTCTTGTACAGTTGTTACTACAGCATCTGACCAAATATTTGTTCTTGCAGAAACATAACTTGTAGAAATTACTTGTCCAGCAGTTGCAAATTCTTCAATTCTTCTGGTTATTTCTTCTTCGACTTTTACTATCTTTGCATCAGTTTGAATTGTAAATGAACCAACTACAGATGCATTAATACTTGATACTGAACTTAATTGCGTCTCTAAATGTATGTATTTTTCTAGTACTAGACCTAAGTAAAGGACATTTGCAAATCCAGAGAAAGAAGATGTAAATCTTAACTTCTCTCCCACAGTAGTAACTTCTCTAGTAATCTTAGTATCTACAAAAGTATCAACTTCTAACGTACTATTAATTGCTACGCTTAGATTTTCAATAGTAACTGATTTGACAGTACTTACTGTAGAAGCGATTGTACTTGTAGATGCAGATATTACGGATACAGTTCTTACAGTTACTGTTGTCTGTACTTCAACTTCTGGTCCAACACTTGCAAAACTTACAAATTCTGGTAAGGTTCTTAAGTATGTTCCAGCTGGATGATTTTGTATTGGAGAATTCGCATAACCTCTAACAAGATTTTCAAACTTGTTAAATCCTTTATTGTAGTATGTAACTACTTCAGTACCTATCATTAATTTGCCATATGCGGCAAATCTAATGGTATTTGGAACGTATGCAATAGTATCAGAAATTCCAAGAGGAGAATCTAAGAAAGTTCCAATTTCATTTACAGATTCTCTTGGAACATATATGTGAGGTTCGTTAATTACTTTTTCTACACGTGCAGTAATTTCTCTATTAGTCTCATACTTAGTAAATTGAGAAATAGTTTCAACTCTTGGATCAATAATATTAGTAATAGAAGAAATAACATCTACAACAGAAACTGCCGCAACGCCTGCAAATGCATTTGATGTTGTAATAATCTTTGTGGTAAATCCACGTTCTCCAGCATCAGCGGCCGCTGGTTCTATAATACTGGTAATAGTCTTTGAAGTATTCGCATTAACATTAATACCAAAAGTAATTAAACTGAATATACTCTGCGGAGCTTGTCCTGCACCAATGAATATTATTTGAGTTGGAGCAGAAATTAAAGTAAAACCAACATTTGCATTTGGTTGTACACTTACATTAATAATACTAGTTGTTTTTCTAGAATATTCTTTTATTCTATTATATCCTCTAGTCACAACAACTAACGGTGGTTGTGTATAACCACTTCCAGGATTTGTAATGACAATATCAATTACATCTCCCCCATATACTATTACTTGACCTTGTGCTCCTCCACCATTTCCATCTTTTGGAATAAACTGAAGAGATGGAGTAGTAAAATATTGATATGCCGTAGGTTGCAATAAAATGTTTTCTTCAAAGTATAATTGAAGATCTCTTCTATTCCAATCAAGACCAACAACTTTTCCAGACGAATCTATTCTAGAAGTAACCGATAACCCCTCTCCTCTGGAAATATCATTATAACCAGTTGCATTTACTTTTGCGTAAAAACTTGTAGATGGAGTTTGATAATCTATAAAGTTTTTAGATTTTGCATCATATGGAACAGATTTAATTTCTCTAAATGATTTTTCTCCATCTATTTGAACTTTATCACCTGGAAGAAGTTTGGCAAAAGATTTAGACGTTTGTATCCAATTAGATAATGACTGAGAAGATCCATAGTGAGATCTTGTAGAAACTCTACTTACAATTCTGTTACCTTCATTATCTAATTTAAAAGTTAAATTAGTTGTAGATCCAGAAATTTCAAATTCATGTGATTGTAAAGTTTCATTTGTAGTAAATTTAATCGACTGTGAAGGATTATATACAGCATTATTTCCTATTAAATTAATAGTCCAACTATTAGATGAAATTTTATTAATTCCAACTAAAGTTCCTAATAATCCACTGTTTTGAAAAACATAAATGTGTGAATACAAATTATTTCTATACCAATTATTAAAATTGCTATACGAATTTGCAAGATTAATAGTTAATAACATTTCATTATAATACGTATCTGGTTCAAAATTGTGGAAAGTTAAAACACTAGGAATAGATCTTCCATATAAAAGTATAATATTAACTTTTTGATACGTTGCTTCTCCGCTTTCATTAATATTATAAGTCAGTGGTTTTCTAAACCTTATGACAGCACCATTAATAGTATAAGATTCATTTTCTACCTGCAAAACGCCATCTACAAATACAAGAGCATATTTTGGATTATCAATATTGTAAACTTTACCTGTATTTGCATCTTTTATTAAATATGGTCCACCTTCTAAATATTGACTTAATCCAACATCTATAGTTAATCTTATATAAGATCCAACAGAGAATAGAAAAGATTTTTCTACTCCTGATAAATCGTCTGGAATTTGACCACGATAATAATCATCATGATTAATTGGAGGAGTTGAAAAATCTATTTTATCTGGAGTGCTTGGATTAGAAGATCTAATAATTCTATAAGAATAATTTGCTTCTAATCCATCAGGTAAACCTTGAATATTACCTTCGTCATTAAATTTAAAAATTTCATTCTTTGATTTTTGAACAACACCATTTAAACATACTATTAAATTCTCGTCCAAATCCGTTTTTACAAGATCTCCATTTTCATAGTAAAGATTAAATTCTTTTGTGATACCATCAAAATTAGGTGAAAGGGATTTTAACTTTCTAAAATATCTAGAGTTAAGCGCAGTATTTTTAAAATTTATAGTTCTACAATAAAACTTTTGTCCCGAGAGAGGAGGTTCGTAAAAAGTAATTTGAGAACCAGAAAGAACAAAAGATTCTCCAGGTTCTTGCAAAATGCCATCTAAAGTAATAATTAATTGATTTTGATTTGCTGGGGTGTATACAGTTCCTGAAGAAGATTCGATTAAATTAAATGATCTTGTTCCAATTCTTTGTCCTGTAGTTGAACTATATGATCCATTAAAAACAGAATTTAATTTCAATTCATATACTAATGTCTCGGAAGAATTAAATGTATCTACTACTACAGATCCATATCCTCTTTCGACATTTAAATTATTTTGATTTAATATTGTTTGAGTAATCTGTCTCTTTGTATCAACAACTGTTATTTGTTGAGGAGACAGATTTAATATAGTAATGCTTTTTGTTGGAGTTTGATTTTGTGGCATTCTAGTAACGCCACTAGATTCAACAATTACTTCACCAAATACATTAAATCCAGCTGGGTGAACCGTTTCTTTGATTAAATCTTTCCAAATAGCAATTGGAGTTTTAGATTTAATCACATAAGAAAAATCTTGATAGAAAGAAGAATCTGTTAGTCTTTGAGAATTAATACCAATTTTTCCTTTATCTGACGTATAATATCCGTAGTTGTCAAAATACGTTTTAATATCAGAATTAAATTGACTGTAAATAACACTAATAATATCTCCAGAATTTCTATTAGTCTCTGTTCTAATTCTTAAATTTTTATCTACAATGCCAGTAGTCTTTTCAATTCTAAGAATATTTGATCCTGGCCTCCATCCGTCTTTTGATACATATCCACTAAAAACTTGAATGCCATTTAGAACTTGTATTATTTTTTCACCAGGGAAAAAATAATCATTCGTAGTATTTTTTAATAATAAAACATAATGTGATCTATAAGATGATAGGTTTGTCTTATCGGCATTAAAGTTGTACCCATTTTCAATTAATGAAATTACTTTTGGAGTGCCAATATCTTTAGAAGATGCAAATACTTTTACATTAGTTTCAATTACCTTTAGAGTTGGAGCAGATGTAAATCCAGATCCTTTATTAGTAACAAGAACTCTATTAATAATTCCCGATGTTAAAAAGACCTCGCACTCTAAATTAATTCCATCTCCAGTTTCTACAACAACTTTTGGTTTAGAATAACCAGAACCACCATTAACAACTGTTACTGAAAATACATTTCTATTAACAGAGTCATAATTTGCAATAAGTTTAGCAGCAAAAGAAGAGTGAACTTCAACACCTTCTATAATTGGCAACTTCTTGTAACTTTCTCCTGTATTTTCTACTGATACAGAATTAATTTCACCAACTGCAAATTTAGACGTGGTTGTATAAGTTATTGATCCACTTCCATCATACTGAGGTCTTGTAGTGTATGGATATACAAATCTTGTTGGAGTTACATATGTAATTCTTTTTAGACCTTGTAGTGGATCTTCTATTAAATTTAAATACGATCCATTTGTTTGAACTGCATCATTCTTATCATAATAATAATATCTAATATACTTAGTATCAACTTTATATCCGTCTTTAACACCAAATTTTACAGTAGTAAATGATCCAGAGGATCCTGGAGCAATAGAATTTCTAATTGCTTCCACAGTTATAATATTTTTTCTTATACTTGGAGAAAACTCAAGAAATGTACCAATCATTGATGAATGACTAGTATCAAATTTATACTGATAGTATTTTTGAACATCAATAACTGGATTTATATTAAATGTAGTTCCATTCTTTGAAAACTCAAATTTATTTTCTGGAGAAGTAACTGAAGAAATTTTTACAAGTTTTCTTGGAACACTGGTATCAAAGAATGTGTTACTAACATCTAATTCATTAGGAGAATTTATTCCATATCCATAATTTAAAATTAATTCTTGAGTATCTTCATTATACGAATGAACATATGGATCATTAGATGTGCTACCTACTGGTTGTGTTCCGATAATAAAGTTATATTTTGTTTTTTCTAAAGTTACAAGATTTTTATTATAGTAATTATCTGGTCTTGTAGAATTATAACCTCTAACAACTGTAACACTTTTTTCAGTTTCATTTACAGAGGAAACAAGTAGTAATTCATTTGAAACTCGTAAAATATCTCCTTGTGATATTCCAACAACATTATCTAATTTAAATAATGTATTTGCTGAGGAAATACCAACATGAACCACTTCTAATAAAAGTCTTTGAGTAGAAGTGCTTGCCACTAAACGATTAAGAGATGCATCAGATACTGTAAGTATATCTCCTCTCTTGTATCCTGATCCTTTATTTGTAATTACTACACTAGTGACTGCTCCATACCCCGTTGCCCCTATGTTACTTACCGTAATAGTTGCTCTAGCATTACCAGAGTCTCCAGCAGCACCAATTCCATTTCTTCTTAGTGATTGATTTTGAAAGATCAGTTCTATATTAGAATAAACATTAGTTTGATAGTCAATCCCAGAATTTAATGTCGATACTCTACCAGCACCAGTATCATTTATTACTACTTCTATTTGCTGTTTTTGAAGAATTACAGATTGATAATTTCTTTTTCTTACCTGATATGTTGTTTCTGTGGTAGCAGAATTTGGCAAGATATCAATATTAACATCATCGCCAATAGTTATGTTGTGTGGTGTTGATGTTGTAACTAAAGCAATATTTTCATTGATGCTGCTAATACTTAAATTATTACTTAAAGAAGTAGTGCTTAAAAACTTTATTCCAGTGCTATCATTTAAATTATCGCTTCTTAAAGTATAATTTGGAGGGATAGCAGGAGATGGAGGTGGAGATGGGTATACAAAATTTCCACTTGTTACACGAACCTTTAACGAATTTTGATTTACAATTGATTCTAGTATAACACCAGATGCTACTGGAGAATTGACACCATCTGTTAAAATAATATTTGCCCCCTTTGTAAATGTAGCATTATTATCCAACAACATTACAATTACAGAAGTATTTGAGTTTATTAAATTTGTAGTATTAAATGTTCCAGAAACATTTCTCAAAACAATTTTTTTATCACTGAAAACATCACCAATTATTCTTCCTGTAGCACCAGTAGATGCTTGCGTGATAGTATCTCCAGCAAATAGATATGCAGTGTTTGTTGTCGATAGTTCCAAACACTTTGTTTGCAATGCTTCAATTGATGTAACTTGCTTTCCTTTTACTGATCTTACTTTTGCTGCAAGACCAAATCCAGATGTTTGATTATTATTAATGTATAGATCTGCATCTACAAAAGCAGTATTTCTTGAAGATTCTACAGTAATTTCAGAAACAGAACCAGAATTTACTTGTTCAATCTGTGCTATAACTCCATCTCCGTTTCTTTCTGTAATTGCAGAATTTAGAACCTTAGAATTTGAAGGAAGATCATCTTGAGAAATAATAGAATTATAATTAGAATCTACTGGCAATGAATAAAAACGCTCTCCTAAAATATAAGGGAATTGTGGCGTTTGTGCAGCATTAAAAGTTAAGAAGTATGCATATGTTCCATTTGGATATTCTGGAGTAACGCAATATCTACCATTATTCCTATCTAAGATTGTACCACCAGAATTTACATTTGCAATCCATTCATAATCATCCACAAAAGTACCTAAGGGATACGTTGTTGTGCTGGGACCATTTGTACGAGTTGATTTTAATGAATATCCACTGGATAATCTAACTATAGAAGAAGAACTGTTAAGTGGATTTGAATATGCGTATGGTCCATAAATTGGGTTGCCATCATAAGCAAATCCTATAATAGGTGAGTGCGTTAAAGAAACACTTTCGTTAAAAGTTGATGTAATATTATCAGAAATTCTATATCTCAATCTTTTAGGATTTGCAATTACACCATATCCATAATCTTTATCAACTCTACCAATAGACGCAAAAGATTCAAACAAATATCCATTATTTGAATCTATTTGAGCAGAGTACTTAGAATATCTGTTTCTATACCATTTTCTTAATTCTGCTGTAGATACGGCAGGACTAGATTTTGCATTTTCTATAATTTCAACTCTAACGTTTTCTTGAGTATAAAACTTACCTTCATTAATCTTATCAAATCCTGTTATTTTACCGTTGGAAACAATTGCATTAAATTCTGCAAATCTTCCTTTTCCTGCAAGATCAGATATTATAATAGCAGGAGGTGCAGAATAATACTCTCCAGGATTATCAATTCTCAAACTAGTAATTCTTCCAGAAGTAACAATAGCTGTTATTTGAGCATTTCTTCCAGCAGTAATAGTGATAGTAGGTACATCAGTAAAAATTTCTTCAGTTTCTATATTAATCTTTTCAACAACTTCTCCAGACAAAACCGCACTTGCTTTTCCTGGTTGATTATTAATTAATACATAGGGAGGAAATTTATAACCATCTCCCTTTGATGCAATTTTAATATTTGTAATTTTTCCATAATTTACGTACTCTGGATCTTTTGAAGAAAATGCAAGAGTTCCATCTACAAAAATACCTACATCTCTTGTTCCAGTTTCGTATACTTCAGTAGTTGTAGTTGGTTGTTTTCTAATAATCTTGAGAACTTTTAAATCTTCTGGAGTTAAAGTAACACCTGCATTTAAAATATTTGTAGATGGATAACTAGAAGAACAAATATAGTAGTACTGATCGTCTTCATATACACCAGAGACATCAGCATTTATTTCTGATAAAGCAGAAGTAATTGTCGGATTTAGTGAAGAAGTAGGTCTTGCATTATTTTCATTTATAAACCATCTTGTTTTGTTGTTTAATCTATCATAAATGATTGGATCTAGAGTAGAAAATCCAGGAGATGTAATTTGAACAAGATCTCCTTCTTGTGAATATGGAGCAGGATTTTCAATATTAAAATTATACAGAACTCCTAAAACAAGAAGATTTACATTTTCAAAATTAACCGTGGAAAAACTATAAACGTCAGATCCAGTATTATGAGAAGTATTGCTTCCTCTTCTTTCAATAATAAATTGATTTACAGTTTTATTGCCAAAATAAATTTGCTCATTATTAACTAAAAGTCTTCCTTGTTTTCTCCAACCAAGAGTTGATACTACATCAATTCTGTTTCCTAAAGTATCACTACCTGAAATTGGAGTTGTTAGTTTTGTTTTAGATGCAATTTCAAATGATCCATTAATCGAAGAAGGATCTAGAATAATTTCGTAAATATCACCACCAACCCCGCCTCTAGGAATAATATTATCGACAATAGCAGAAGCAAAAAGAACATCTGGTTTTGTTGGATCTAAATCTTGAACAATTCTTTCTCCAATCAAATTTGCAGGATTGCCAGATAAAATTTTAACTTTTAATGAATATGTTGTTTGCCAATCAGATACAGAAGATTTTAAAGTAAAATCTTTTGGATTATAAACTTCTGGAACGTCTCCAGGTTCTTTTGCAATTATAGAATTGAAGATAAATTTAATAGAATTGGATGTTCCCTTTGCTTTATAAAAATCTCCAATATTTTTAATTAAAGTTCTTTTATTAATTTCTCCTTTTAAGTACTTTTCAGGAATGCCAGATAAGTATTGAGTTTCAAAGTTTTTAATTAACGCATACAAAAATAAATTGCTAACATTATATATTTTAGCATTAGCAAGATGTGCGTTTGCTTGAGTAGTTACAAAAACACTATCAGTGTAAAGATCACCCAAAATAGTGTTGCCACTAACCCCTCTAGATACTTCTAAAAATTGAGTATCAGTTCTCTCTTTATAGAAACAGATTTCATCATCAATTTTAAAATAACCATTTTTCTTTGGAAAAGAAGACGCATCAGATACTGCAATTGTAGTTGCAGTATTTGTAATATTTGAACTTAAAATAGTAAACTGATTAAGTAAGTTCTTCTCATAAAAATCAATATCACGATACTTTGTAATATTATTGATAATATCAAGTGGACCACCCTGAGATTCTAAGTGTTCGTAGTATTTTTCTACGAACAAAGAAAAATTTTCGTACTCGCTACTTATAAACCCTGGTAATTGACTTTCGATCAGGGCAGAAATTTTTCTGTTCTTCGTAGGCATCTAGATTACTCTTGGTATGCGGAAAACTTACTATTTTGAATATCTACATCTAGATAAACTTCTCTAGATGCAGCAATATCATTCTTTAATGGTTTTACTCTCACTTCAATTCTATTATCATAAAAACTACCTTTGATGATAGTTAGATCATATAACTTAGTCTCGCCTGTCTCATAATTAATATCACCAACAAAATCATCAAGAACTATTTTTTCTCCTGATGATGGATCTAATGTATATAGAACAATTTTATTGTTCCTATCTTCAAGATATACAATAGAATCTGGGAATTCTAAAACTGTAAAACCACTAGAACTTAAAGTTGAACCATCGCACTCTTTATCAAAAGCGTTTTGATAACAAAGTTCATAATAGTATGTTGAATTAATAGCAGGATAAAAATCTTTCCTCATCATTACAGTAGTCTCATTAGAATTAATTGATCTATCTACTTCATCAATTACTCCAACAAATTTACTATATCTAAATTTTCCATTAAATTTTTCGGTATCAGAAGAAGCAATGTATTTTTCAACTCCAGTAATTACCTTATTTCTTATGGCAACAGGAGATTCTGTAGTTAAAGATGAATTGTAGAAAATTTTTGATGTAAGTTCAACATAAAGAATTGAAGGATTAACGATCTCAAGAGTAACTGATCCAACCATATATGGTTTAAGTTCATCACGTATTTTTGCTTTTGTTATTGACGATAAACTAGATGCATTAGTAGGTTTGATGGCAATCTTAACTTTGCCATATTCTGGCGGAACTGCCTCTTCTCCACCAAACACAATAATGTCTGCTACTGCTGGATATACATTTCTAACAATTGCTTCAAAATCAGCAGCATTTACTGCTCTATTCTGTGCTCCAAATACTCTAGGCGCATTCTTTTTAATTCTATTAATATTTTCTATATTTTCTCCACCTGCAGCAATAGAATTCACTCTAATATTTGATGCAACAATAGTATAAGAACTATTTCCAAGTTCATCTTCTAATACACCAGCAAAAGTAAATGTTCTTGCTCCATTACTATCTGGACCATTTGTTACAAGATATGATACTTCTACATATTCATTATTTTGTAATTTTCTACCAATAATACTATCACCAAAGAATATTTCATATCTCTCATCTTCAATTTCTTCTACAAAGAAAACTTTTGAGTTTGGACCAGCACTTAAGAT